ACAAGATAGTAGTTATATTATCCAGAGTATATCTATGCATCGCAGTCGTCATCCTATATGTCTTATACTACACAAACAATATTTATATCAATTTTTTTTCAATATTATAATATTTTTAAATATGCTTAAACAGAAGGCGATATTATAGTATAAATGGCAACTACAGAACCTGAAGTTATCAGCGCGGAGGGGGGAAACGGAGAAATATATGATTCTTCGTATGAAATTAATACATGGGACGATTTAGAACTAAGTCCAGACCTATTAAGAGGCATTTATGCTTACGGGTTTGAAAACCCGAGTCCTATTCAAAAAAAGGCAATCAAGCCCATCGTTATGAAACGAGATGTGATTGCCCAGGCACAGTCCGGTACCGGTAAGACGGCCACGTTTACTATCGGCGCGCTGTCAAATGTTGACGTGACAAATAATTCTACGCAGGCACTCGTCCTGTCTCCTACTAAAGAGCTAACCCTTCAAACAGCAAAGGTTTTTGAGGGTATCGGAAGTATGACGAAGGGACTACGCGTACAATGCGCATTCGGTGGATCGGCAGTTGAAGAAGGGAGCAGTTTTTCCAGCAAGAACGTCCCCCATGTAATCTGCGGGTGCCCCGGCCGCGTATTTGATATGATGCGCCGCGATAGAATTTCTTCTCATAAAATTAAGATTGTGGTCCTCGACGAGGCAGATGAATTGTTGTCATCTGGGTTCAAGGAGCAGGTGTATAATATTTTCCAGTATTTAAGCCCCGATGTTCAGGTCGTGTTGGTTAGCGCGACTTTGCCAGAGAGCATGAATGGTGTTATAGATAAGATTATGCGAAACCCAATCAAAATCAGTGTTAAGCGCGAGATGCTTACATTGGAGGGTATTGCACAGTATTATATTGCGGTTGACGATGACCGCCAGAAGTATCTAACGTTGAAGGATTTGTTCTCGTTCTTGTCTGTTTCACAGTGCATTATTTATTGCAATAGCGTGAAGCGAGTGCAAGATCTATATGAAGCAATGAAGGAGGATTCGTTCCCGGTTTGTCGCCTTCATAGTGGAATGGACAAGTCAGAACGTGCCGCAGCATTTAGCGAGTTCAAGTCCGGTGCATCACGCGTTCTTATTTCATCCAATGTAACCGCCAGAGGGATTGACGTTCAGCAGGTTAGTATTGTTATTAACTTTGATATCCCAAAATGCGTAAACACCTATCTTCACAGAATCGGCAGGAGTGGTCGGTGGGGAAGAAAGGGTGTCGGTATAAATTTCATTACAAGACGAGACGTCTCCAAGCTAAAAGAGATTGAGTCGCATTACTCTACACAAATCTCGGAAATGCCTGCGAATATCAAATTTATCTCGTCTTAATAACCATGCGTTTTATGTGAATAATCATATATTGGGACTTATTTTGTTAGCGCGTGTTTGAGATTCGTAAAATAATCCATTTTATTTAAATTTAGAAATAATATGGATAACAAACCAAATAAAGAAACTGCCACTGAACTCGTGCCAAGTATTGTTGATAAGGTTAATGAGCATTTCAAGGTCCCCATTTACTATAATAATGACAAGATTGAACTGAAGGCAAACGTTATTACGGATTTAGAATTGGTAAACACGCACGATGCGTCATGCAATTCTATTTATACGTTTTGTTTCAATAACGAGAATGATATTTCTGCGAAATTAAACGAACAATTGGTGAAATATTACACAACCGATGTTCTTTTTTTAAAGGATAATCAAAAACTTACAAAGGAGTACGTCCCACCGGAAACGAGATATACCGGTATATCTGCAAACTATAAAAGCATCGTTGATATTTGGAACGAGTTGAAACTGGAGGCCGGATTTAGAGAGAAATATTATTATATCGAATGGGAAGCTGGTGAATTTTTGAACAGGTCGGAGGTGTTTTTACAGTTTATTAGTATCTACAATTTGTTCTCCCCCGTATTCTCTCTATTCGTTCCTATAATAATACTAATACTACCATTCTTTGTACTAAAAATAAAAGGTCTACCTCTTACGATAAATGAGTACATTACCGTATTAAAAACTGTCGCCGAAACCAACGCTATTGGCAAGTTATTTACGGTGAACTTTTCAGAGATCACCGCACAAGAGCAGATATATATTTTTGTATCGGCTGCATTTTACGTGTTTTCAATATACCAGAATGTAATGGTTTGCGTCCGGTTTAACAACAACATGCGGATTATACACAACCACTTCAGGGACCTTCAGTTGTACCTGGACAACACACTGGCTTCCATGAGCAATTATCTAAAATATTCGTCTGGCTTGACCACACACGAGGCATTTAACAACAACCTGGTAAACAAAATGGCCATTCTTGAGAAGATTAACAAGAACATAAAATCTATATCAGAATACAGCGTATATAATATTAGCAAATTTAAGGAAATCGGACGCATATTTAAATACTTCTACGAATTGCATACCGACAAGGACTACGACGATGCTATCATGTACTCGCTCGGCTTCAATGGGTATATTGACTGCCTGAATGGGTTACAAACTAATATAATAGAGAGAAAAATGAACTACGCGTCATTTATAACAGACACCAAAAAGACGGTATTTAATAAGAGCTATTATGCGTGTCTGAAAAATGAAAAGCCTGTGAAAAACACCATTAAATTGAAGAACAATATTATCATAACCGGCCCCAATGCATCCGGCAAGACCACGATCTTAAAGTCAACGCTAATTAACATCATTCTTACACAACAATTTGGGTGTGGGTTCTACGAGTCGGCAAAAATCGCGCCGTTTAAATACCTACATTGTTACCTGAATATTCCAGATACATCGGGGCGCGACAGCCTATTTCAAGCAGAGGCCAGGCGATGCAAGGAAATATTGGATACTATAAGCGCGAACAAGAAGGACGCCCACTTCTGCGCATTTGACGAATTGTATTCTGGCACAAATCCTGAGGAGGCTGAAACCAGTGCATCCGCGTTCATGTTATATTTGCAGAAATATAAGAACGTGTCCAGCTTACTCACAACCCATTTTGTTAAGGTGTGTAAGAAATTAGACAAGGTTCCCGGAATCCAAAACTGTAAAATGATGGCAGAAAAAATAGAAAATAAAATACGATATAGCTACAAGCTAACAAAGGGTATATCCCACATAAAGGGCGGGATCAACATCTTGACAGACATGAATTATCCTAAGGAAATTATCGACAATACCGTTCTTGCCGAGGGCGCACAATAATTTTCTATTTTATTTCTCATTTAGAACAATGGCAAAGAACAAAATCTATCTCATATTTAGGTACAATGAAGTGGTTCATAGTATATTTGTTATACTATGATTTTTTCTACTACTTTATGCACAGACTATTACACACCCGGTATTTTTACCCGATTCACAAGATTCACCACCAGAAATATAACCCTGATTACCATGATTTTTATAACGTACGGGTAATTGAGGTGCCATTAACCGGCGTTGGGTTATTTGTGGCGATGTACCTACACAAAATTTACATATATCAGCTGATATCCTGTATCCTATTTATAAATGCGCGAGGCGTCATGGAGCACGACGCAAGAGGCATATTTTTGGTAGGCGAACATCATTTGGACCACCACAAGTATATTTACTGCAATTATGGCGAGTATTGGGTGGATTATATTTTTGGCACAGCCCGCAGAATAGTAAATTAGATGTAGACCTAAACTAACAATAAATCAATTCGTTAATTAACAAATTAATTTATATAACCTTTTTGTAATAAAATGACAGCCTTATCTGAATTATTCACCCCCACATTCTTGATGTTTTTGGGTATATTATTACTCGTTGTTGCTCTTGTTGTGGTTTACTTTGAAAGTAAAATGCGAGACCAAAACCACAAAATCGCGTCTATGTTAAGTCTTGTGTCTACTTTAGCAGAAGATATGAATGGTGTAAAAATGGGATTAAACCAAGTAGCGATGGGACAAATGGGTGGGCAACAAATGGGTGGGCAACAAATGGGAGGGCAACAAATGGGTGGGCAACAAATGGGCGGGCAACAAATGGGTATACAATCGCCACCTTTAGAGAATTCGAATAAATCTCTATATTTGCAAGAAGTCGACAATTTAATCCCGGTTTCTGACGATGATAGCGATGAAGACGACGAGTCCGTTATGGACGACTCCGACTCAGACATTGACGCCGATTCACTATCACATGATGACAGAGACTCAGATGACGAGTCCAGCGACGAAGAGGAGGAGGTTGTGAAGGTCCTCAGATTAAATATTCCAGCGCCCGGCAATAACGAAGATGTGGGATTGAATGAACTCGAGGATTTAGACGATTTAACAGACGAGGCGCTATCAGTCTCCAGCTCGGAGAGCTCGGAGTACCAACTGGATATACAATCAAGCGACATCATCGCCGCAGAGGAGATTAAGGCTGAAACACACTTAAATATCTCAGCATCTGATTTCAAAACGATCAATATCAGTTTAGAAGAAGAGACCGGCGCCGAATCGGTGGATTATAAAAAGCTACCATTACCCAAGTTAAGAAATATTGTTACCGAACGAGGGTTGGCCGCAGATGCCGCAAAAATGAAAAAGAACGAGCTGCTTAAATTGCTTGAGGCAGAATAAGATTTTATCTTGTAGTTATATAAATGAGTTGGGGCGTATGCTATTCTGGATCTAATAATATCAATTTCAACTTCCCTCCTATTATGAGCGATGGAAGAAACTACGCCACTTGGGACCCGGCCGCGGTTGTGAATCAGAGAATCCAACAAAAAGAGGGCATCACATCAAACTGGAACTACCGCCAATACTTGCAGAACAATGGTCTTCAAATCATGAACTACAATAGCGCCGAGTCGTGCTATGTGCTGGGACTTGACCCTCATGTAAAATCAGACAGAACCCCGTCTGATAATGTGCCGTACAAATTTAAAAACACATTTGACACGGCAAAACCCGGATTTGGATATTGCAACAGCGATTTAAAGAACCCCTACCTAACAAGAGAGCAGTTAAATGCCCGATTGATTGCGCCCTCGGTGAACCCTGCGAATTACCAAAAGGGAAATATGTGAGAAATGTGCATGAAAATATGTAATAGCCTCGCAAACAATATAATAATAAGTTTTATAATTTATTATTGTATGAAAATCTTGTCAATTGACGTTGGCATCAAAAATCTGGCCTTTTGCCTTTTTGAAAAACCGGCAGGCGCAGACGGGTTTAAGGTAACAAAGTGGGATATCGTCAATATATCCGAGCAAGAAGAAACAATCAATTGCTGTTTCATTGAAAAGAATATAGCCTGTGACAAACCCGCAAAGTTTAAGAATGGTGACGAGTGTTTTTGTTTAAAGCATGCAAAAAAACAACCGCTACAGATACCGTCTGCGGAACAGGCACCGGCATTTATTAACAAACAAAAGGTTCAAAAACTGTATGAGATTGCCGACAATCACAATATTAAGTACTCGTCAAAGGCTAAGAAGCCAGAATTGGTCGCCGCGATTAATGATTATATTAGCGGGAGTTATTTCCAAACAATTGAGGCCACAAAGGCGGCCGACGTAGACCTCTTCAATATTGGGTTAAACATAAAAACCAAATTTAATAAACTATTCGATGCAGAGGGAAAAATAGAATTTGTTATTATTGAAAATCAGATCAGCCCTATTGCAACAAGAATGAAAACAATTCAAGGCATGATCGTGCAGTATTTCATCATGTCCAATATAACTGTAGACCACATAGAGTTTATTTCTGCCGGCAATAAATTGAAAGATTGTGATGCA